TAAATAACGCGGGAACATTTGACAATATCCGCGCCACTGTAAGCGTAAACAAAAACGCAACCTATACTTCAGCCCAAACTGGAACTGCTATCTGGACTCCAGCAGCAGGAAAGGCGGCAGTCATTACCTCGGTGCAGATCCAGTCGTATGGCACAACTGCTGGAACCGCAACGCTTTGGTTTGGTGCTTCTGCTGACACAACATTCACTCGCGGAACTGATGCCGCTGTCTTTGATGGCGAATTTGCGCCTTCTGCAACAAACAAACCTGGCGTTGTAATGCCGTTCCCCACGCCTGTTCGTGGGACTGCTGATTATGTGCTTCGCGTAACTACAACAAACGCTCAGTCAATCACGGTGAACGTCTGGGGCTATGAAATCTAATGGCTACTCGCCTTAGATTCCGCGAACTATCCAGCACCATATCCGGTTCTGGGAATAGATCAATGTCCACCAATGGCGGAAGAGCTTCAGTAACAGCAATTACTACTACAACTGCAAGTGGAACCAACATTCCTATAACCGCAACGGCTGGCGGCACGGCGCTAATTTGGTACTCAGAACCTTTCACCGCCGCGGTGACAATATCCGGCACAATTACGGTCAACTTATGGGGTGCAGAGAGCGCAAACACTGTCAATTCTGGTGCAGGAATTTTAATTGAAAGAACAAATAATGCTGGTGCGGTGCAATCGTCAATTGTTGCAGTGACGGGTGTGCCTTCCACAATTACCGAGTGGCCGCTCCGCGCAGCACCCGCAGCAAAAAACGGAACCTACACGCCAACCAGCACCAGCATGGCAATAGGAGAAAGGATTAAGGTCACGGTATCGGTGCGTAACGTAGGCACAATGGCGGCAGGCCAAGCGGATTTTTACTACGGACAAAACGCTGACACGGCAACGGTTGGCGACTCATGGGTGCAGTTTACGGAAGACTTCCGCACTGATCAGATTAACGAAGGCGACAACGCAAGCGTTTGGGGAGGCGGTTTCTATGGGTGATGTTTGTTTAGGAGCGTACGCAACGCTACAAGAAGCCACAGAGATAATGGCATTGCGTTTTGAACCATCAGCAGAACTTGCTATTTGGGAGGACGGTGATTCCGAACACCCGTGGCGCATCTGGTGGACAAGACTGAACTAATCCATGTCTTTACTGCTACTATTTAATTCCCAAACTTCAAACGCAAGTGCAGTTTATCCAAATGGATTATCAAGCAATGCGGCATTTGGGGTACCTCAATTTAGTACAGTTGGGTACATATATCCTGCTAGTTACGTTCAATTAGAATTTTTCGGACAACCGACTTTTGGTATAGTTTATATTATAAATGTAAACAGCCTTAATTCTAATTTCGCAACAGGAGTATTGCTTCTTACTTTTGACCAATACGTAGAACTCGCAGGTAAAGCGTACACAGAGTTTGGGCAATTCAGTATCTACATTAAGGGGCAACTAGTCGTGGTAGGAGATAATATCTTTGAATGGTTTGAAAAACAACCCAGTGTGCAGGGATCAAAACTTGATAGGCTCAAAGAATACTTGAATTCTCTTGGCTATAGAGGGAACTCTAATAGCATGATATTTAAATTTCTTAGGGCTCAAGGATACTCTGGCTCTCTGCCTCAAATGATTTCTAAATTTGAACGAACTTTCACAAATAGATACGGCCCATCATAAGTACTCAGGAAAAATAAATGGCTAAAATAACCTTCAGCGATATTGCTTCTGGCTTTCAAAGTGTAAGTACATTAAATAATAACTTTGCTCAACTAGAATACGAACTCCAGAACAAAGTACTTTACAGGACTAATCCTACTGGTGAGCCAAACCAGATGGATAATGATCTGGATATGAATGGTTACAACATCCTTAATCTCGGGAACGCAACGGTTGTTGCTTCTGCAAGCAGCGTACAGACTATTCTTTGGGGTACTCAACGGAACGGTACAGGCACTCACAGTCTCAGTGCTGGCGATATCTACCGAACGGTAGAAGTGTCCGCTAGTTCTTCTGTGACTGCGGTAATGTTTCTAACGACGGCTTCCATTGCTGGCTGGGTAGGCGGGCAATGGATTTCTCTGTTACAAAAAGGTGCAGGGAAAGTACTTATTTCTTCGGATGCTGGGGTCACTATTAACTGTTCCGCTACAGTCAAAGGAACACGCAGACAGTACGGAACTGTAACTCTGAAATACAGAGGTAGTGATGTGTGGTACTTGGATGGGGATGTATCCGTATGACGACGGAAAAAATTGCTGGCTCTTATCACTTTCGTGGTATGTCCCGAGAACAAAGGGATATCTACCGAAAGGATTTCCTTGAGATTGCGGATCCCACGGGATTCATCTTTGCAGAGAAGTGGCTTGAGGATGGTTACCGCAAGTGGACTACTTTCATTCACAGCGTAGGTGTGCGCGAAGAAGTAAAAGAATGGCAAGAGACGCTTGCAGTTAAGTTGCAAGCAGCAGCAATTACTCAGATTGCTACGCAACGGGATTCTTTCCAAGCTCTTAAGTGGCTTGCTGATCGCGGTTGGGTAGAGAAATCCGATAAGCGCACCAAAGAAGCTAAGAAAGCCTCTGCAAAAGCGCACGAGGAAGTCCAAGCAGATATGGAAAGGTTGGGGTTGAAACTTGTCAAGCCGTAGCAACAATCAACGCAGTAGAGCTTTTAGACGATCAGAACTAATTAGTGCACAGTTTGTTCCTTCTCCTCACCATAGGAGGATTGAGGATTACTTTCAATTCAATGTATCCGCAACGTACTCTGCTTCAGTAGGGCAATTTGCTTGGAACGTGGATAACGGAACTGTCGATCTCGGTATGGCTGGCGGAAACGTCATCATGTCCTTGGGACTTGAAACGTATTTCCATGTAAAAGCGGACTCTACAATTAGCTGCGGCCAAGTTGTGATGGCTACAGGAACATTGGGAAATAGCGGAAAGTTAAAAGCTGCGCCAGCTAACATTACTGATCCCAATCTTGGGATTTATATTATTGGAGTAGCTACTGAAACGATACCAACTAATTCTTTTGGATACGTTACTTGTTTCGGAACAACACACAAAGTAGACACAACTGGAAACGAATCCAGTGAAAGTTGGTCTAATGGTACTATTCTTTATTACAAAGCAGGAACAAGCGGTAAATTCACTTCTACAAAGCCAATAGCACCTAATCCTCATGTCCTTATGGCGATGGTGCTCAATAGATCAACAAATGGATCTATTTTTGTACGGCTTACTCACGGTCTTCAATTAGGGGACATTAACGGAAATGTCCAATTCGGAACGCTGGGCAGTAACGATTTTATCGTATACAGCTCAGGTAATTCCCGTTGGGAAAATCAATCCGTAGGTGCAGCAAAAACAATAATGGGATTGCCAAGTACCCTTACTTGGTACTCGGGAACTGGTTCGCCAGAGGGAGTAGTAACTGCAACAGTAGGATGCCTGTATTCTAATACAACAAGTGGAGCAACGGATTCCTTGTTCGTAAAGAAAACAGGAACAGGCAACACTGGCTGGACTTCATTAGGATAATAAAAATGGAATGGCAGAACCTATTTAATATCGCAGCTTCTTTTATCGTGTTCTTGCTTGGATGGTTTGTGCGTTTAGCCTATGACGCTACAATGGCAATGAAACAGGATATAACAGAGTTAGAGAGAACTGTCTCAAATCATTACGTTCGTCGAGAAGACTACAAGCAAGATATCCGCGAGATTAAAGAAATACTCATGCTTATCAATGCCAAGATGGACAATAAAGTAGACAAAGGCGATATAAGGTTGCATGACAACTAAGAACGAACTCCGAGAAGCGGCAGAGAACGATCTCTGCACCTTTGCTAAACTTGTTAACCCTATGCGGATCTATGGCGAGATCCATGAGAGGGTATTCAAGTTCTTGCAGCATTCAGGCAATAACCTGAACCAACTCATTATGCTTCCTCGGGGACACCAGAAGTCCCACTGCCTAGCAGTATGGTGCGCTTGGTGGATAACGAAGCATCCTGAAGCTACGATCTTGTACATCTCGGCTACTGCACAGTTGGCAGAGGATCAATTGTATGCCATTAAGTGCATCATTGATTCGCCAGTGTACCAAAGGTACTGGCCCGAGATGCTGGATAAAGACGAGGGACGCAGAAGCAAGTGGAGCACTACAGCGATTAACGTAGACCATCCTGCTCGGGCTAAAGAGATGATACGGGATAACACAATCCGTACTGCTGGTCTGACTACAAACACTACAGGCTGGCATGCTGATGTAGTTATAGCTGATGACGTAGTAGTCCCTGACAATGCTTACACTGAAGAAGGCCGTAGGAAAACTGCTGCTTCCATGTCCCAAATGTCCTCCATTAAAAACGCTGGCGGAATGGTTAAGGCAGCGGGTACTCGGTACCATCCTTCGGATCAGTACAGTATTTGGTTGAATCAGGAAGAAGCAATATACAACGATAAAGACGAAATCGTTAGGTACATCCCTGTCTGGGAAATCATGGAGGAAGTAGTTGAGATTGATGGCGCATTTACTTGGCCTCGTGAATCCCGCCCAGATGGGAAGCGTTTCGGCTTTGATAGGAAAATTCTTTCCCGTATTTTTGCTGAGTACACTGATAAAACTCAATTCTATGCTCAGTATTATAATAACCCCAACGATCCTGAGTCTAACCGGGTTGATCGTTCTAGATTTCAATATTACGATCAAAAGTTTCTTCGACAGGAAAACGGATACTGGTACTTTAAAGATGCACGTTTAAACGTGTACGCGGGTGTGGACTTCGCATTTTCTCTGTCTAAGAAATCCGACTACACTGCAATCGTAGTAATTGGTGTGGATTCTACTAACGATATCTACGTACTGGATATTGATCGATTTAAGACGGACAAGATCAGCGATTACTACGAAAGATTGCTGGGAATGTACAACAAATGGGGTTTTAGAAAGCTCAGAGCAGAGGTTACGACTGCTCAACAGATTATTGTTAATGATCTAAAGCAAAAGTTTAAAGAAGGTGGGATATCTCTCAAGATTGATGAATTCAGACCGAACCGTGTCCAAGGCAGCAAAGAAGAAAGGATTGCTGCTGTGCTTGAACCCAGATACCAGCAACAAGCTATTTGGCACTATCGTGGAGGATACACTCCAGTGCTGGAGGATGAGATGCTTCTAGCACGGCCTCCGCATGACGATATTGTAGACACTCTAGCAAGCATTGTAGAGATTGCACAGAAACCGCGAGAGCGGATCGAAAAAACAACAAATACTCCTATATCAGCTTCTTTTAATAAGCGATTTGGGGGGTTCGGAACAACTATGGGCGGAATAGCATATGGCAGGTAATGTAGCGCAGCTTAAAGAGCAGCTTAAGCCGGAAACTCTGGCCGGTCAGATTTACATGATGTGGAATGATTTCTATAACCAGCGTAAGCCTTGGGTAGAAGAACAAAAAGAACTCAGGAACTACCTGTTTGCTACGGATACTAGCAAGACTAGCAACAGGACATTGCCTTGGCGGAACAGCACCACTACACCTAAACTCACACAAATCAGGGACAATCTTCATGCTAATTATATGGCTGCGCTCTTTCCTAACGATCAGTGGCTCAAATGGGAAGGATTCTCGCTTGACGATGCTACTAAAGCCAAGCGCGAAGCGATTGAATCGTATATGCAAAACAAAACTCGACTTGGTGGATTTCGTACTGTTATCTCTCAACTTCTGTATGATTACATTGATTATGGTAATGCTTTTGCTGATGTCGAGTGGGTAAACGAAAAGAAAGAGGATCCTTTGACGGGTGAAATAATTCCCGGTTACGTTGGCCCCCGAGTAACTCGTATTTCTCCTTTTGATATTCTTATCAACCCTGTTGCTAGTAGTTTTAGAAATACTCCTAAAATGGTTAGGAAGGTAATGAATCTTGGTGAACTTAAAGCAATGGCTGAAGATTTCCCTGAAGAAAAATGGGTACGGGAAGCTCTATCAAAAGCTATGAAATTTAGGCACGACATTGCTAATGGGCAGTACAGTATTGAGGACTTTGACAAAGCTGGCGGATACACTATTGATGGTTTCGGGAACTTGTACGAGTACTATCAATCGCCTTACGTAGAACTCATCGAGTTTGAAGGTGATATGTATGATCCCTATACCGATACGCTGTTGCGGAACCATATCATTACAGTTATTGATCGCACTCGTATTATCCGCAAGGAACAAATGCCTAGCTGGCAACCCAAAGGAAATAAAGCGCACGTAGGCTGGAGGCTTCGTCCAGACAATATGTACGCAATGGGGCCACTGCATAACCTTGTAGGAATGCAGTACCGCATTGACCACTTGGAGAACATCAAGGCTGACGTATTCGACTTGATTGCATTCCCTCCGCTCAAGATCAAGGGCGAGATTGAGGAATTCGATTGGGCACCGGGAGCCGAGATCCATATGGATGTCGAAGGCGATGTCACCATGCTTGTGCCTGACACTACGGCACTAGCAGCGGATACACAAATCGCTATTCTCGAACAGCGAATGGAGGATTACGCAGGCGCACCCAAGCAGGCTATGGGTATCCGTACTCCCGGAGAGAAAACTGCTTACGAGGTTCAGACACTAGAGAGCGCAGCGGGTCGTATCTTCCAAGAGAAGATCCAGAACTTTGAAGTAGAACTGCTGGAGCCAATTCTGAATGCCATGCTGGAAGTTTCCCGCAGGAACATGGATGCAGCGGATGTAGTACGAGTCTTTGACGACGATCTTGGCGCTCAAATCTTTTCTACGGTAACTAAAGAGCACATTACGGCTAACGGGAAAGTCCGGCCCGTAGGAGCGCGGCATTTCTTTAGCCAGCAACAACTAATCCAGAACTTGACGGGATTGTTTAACAGCCCAGTGGGACAGATGATTGCTCCTCATGTTTCTAGCAAACAATTGGCTAAACTCGCAGAGGATCTCTTTGGCGTAGAGCGGTACCAACTGATCTCCGACAATATTGCTTTGATTGAATCCGCAGACCAGCAGAGACTTATGGCAGTTCTTCAAGAACAGGCTGTGGGTGAAGATGTTGCTATGATGGGAGCAGATCAACAGAATATTGACACTAATCCAAAGGGAATGGTATAATGGCGAAGAAAGGCGAATACGATGGTGATGCTAATCATCGATCTAAAAGACAAAGAAGTTATCAAGCTCAACCCGAACAAAAGAAAAACAGGGTAGCTCGGAATAAAGCTAGACGAGAAGCTCTTAGATCCGGCAAGGTTTCTAAGGGAGATAATAAAGAAATAGATCATAAAACACCTCTATCTCAGGGTGGATCAAAAAGTGCTTCCAATACGCGAGTATTATCCAAAAGCCCGAATAGGCGGGCTGGAGGTAAAATTGGTGGTACTAGAAAAGCGGCTAAAGGTAAATAGGAGAATACCATGTCAATGGATACATTTAAAAAACTTTTTGGCCCTGCAAGCAGCAGGGATCCCCGTATGTCGATCTCTGGTACTTTCGGTAGCATGCAAGCTCGTAAAGCGCAGAAAAGCCGTCTTGCTGCAAAGCCAAAACAAAGTTTTAGTAAAAGCGATATTCGATCGAATACTGCCAGCAGGAAAGGTAGCCCCTCTGCAATGCAGATGGCCGAGAGGTCTGCTATGGATCGTATGAGCCTTGACGAAAAAATTGTATCCCCTAAAAAGAAGGATGTTCAAAAATCGTCTCCCAAAAAGGCACCCGCTAAAAAAGCTGCTCCTAAAAAGACTGCAAGTAAAGCTCCTGCAAAGAGTTCCCCGGATAAGGGTCTTGCAGCGGCCAGAATGCTTGGAGGGAAAGGCGGTTTGTCGGAAGATAACGCAGTTATGAAACGTCTTCGTCAGCGTGCAATGGAGCGTGCTGTAGCTAAAACTAAAAGTAAGAAGTAGTGCCTAAAGCTCTAGAAAAAGTAGTTAATGCTCTTAAAAAACAGGGCAAGAGCGAATCTTCTGCTTATGCTATTGCTACTGCCACTTTGAAAAAAGCTGGCAAGATGCCTAAGAAGAAAAAGAAAAAGTAATATGGTATCGCCTAAGCCTACGAATCCTTCGCTTTGGTCAAAAGTTCAGGCGCAAGCCAAGTCAAAGTTTGACATTCACCCTAGCGCGTACTCTAATGCTTGGGCATCCAAGGAGTACAAGAAACGCGGAGGTACATGGTCTGGGCCCGATAATCGGGTAAAGAAACGTGGCTAAAGGCGGACTAGGCAAATGGTTCTCTGAAAAGTGGACTGACGTAAAAACCGGAAAAGAATGCGGCAGATCCGGGGCTAATGATAAGAGGGGTTATCCCGCTTGTAGTCCAAAAGATGTTGCACAAAAAATGTCGCCCAAACAAAAAGCTGCTATGGCAGCAAAGAAGACTGGGCCAAGGAGACAAAATTGGCCTGTAACTGCGAGCGGAAAACAAAGGAACAAATGATGAAAGGCATGATGAAAGACAAGAAAGGCATGGACAAGATGGGCGGAATGTATGGCTCTAAGCCTGCTGCTAAAAAATCTGCTATGAAGAAGAAGCCTAAGAAAACCAAGAAGTGAAAACAGTTTGGTTTAAGGGTGCTAGGGACGATCAAGGTAAAGCGGACAGAAAGTCCCAGATCGTTTCAGCAGCCAAAGCCCTAGAGATTCTGACCGGAATCCTTGAGGAAAAGATTAAGGAAAAAGAGTCAGAAAGGAATCTGCCGAAATGCTACGAACTCGCAGGGTTCGCGTACTTTCAAGCAGATGCGTGCGGGTACATCCGTGCGCTCCGGGAAGTTCAAAGCATTATCGATTTAAAGGAGCCATAAATGTCTGACGAATTCATGGGTACGACAAATACCCAAACAGCAGAGACTAGCCAACCAGCAGTCGAAGCGCCAAGGGTAGAAGCTGCAAAATCTGATTACTCAGAGTTTTTGCAAGCTATTACCAACCAAGAAGGGAAGCCTAAGTACAAGACTGTGGCGGATGCATTGATCGGGGCGGCTAAAGCGCAGGAGCATATCCAGCGAATTGAATCCGAGAACTCCGAGCTTCGCACTGTAGCCAAGAAGGTCGATACGATGGAGCAACTTCTTCAACGCCTTGAAGTAGGTAAGGGATCCGACCAATCTCCGAGTCCGAAAGTCGAGGATCAGGAAAAACTCGTTTTGTCAGTGCTTGAAAAGCAAAGGGCAATGGAGCGTGAACAAGCTAATCGTCAAACTGTCCTGAATACTCTTCGGGAAAAGTTTGGAGATAAGACCGATGAAGTACTGTCCACTAAAGCCAATGACCTTGGTTTGTCAGTAATGGAATTGGGAGCACTTGCCGCTCGTTCTCCGAAAGCTGTTCTGGGTTACTTCGACACTAAACAGGTTTCTCCTTCTGTACAAAGTACAGTAAACACGCAGGCTCTTTCTCCAAGGACTACTGAGGTGAAGGCACCGGACAATATCATGTGGGGCGCAAGCAACAAAGATGTTGTAGGGTTCTTCCGTCAAGTCAAAGAGGAAGTTAACAAGGAACTTGGACTGGCATAACAGGAGACCAATATGTCCAATATCACTCTGAATACTCCTTCGTTTATCGAAGCACAACAGTATTCGCAGTTCATCCTTCGCACCCTGCCGACTGCGATCCTTCCCGCTTCTTTCTATCGGGATGTATCGGATTTTGGCGCAGGTTCGACTCTCAACATCAAAACCATTGGTACCGCTACCATTCAGGAAGTAGAAGAGGATACTCCTCTTATCTATAACCCGATTGAAACTGGCAATATCACGCTGTCCATTACGGACTACGTTGGTGATGCTTGGTACGTCACTGATGTACTTCGTCAGGATGGCTCGCAAATTGAGGCTCTGATGGCTGCACGCGCTCAAGAAGCGACTCGTGCAATCCAGCAGCGTTTCGAGAGCCGCTTCTACCAAGTAGCTTACGGTGGTCAAACGGCTGCTAACCCGAACAACGTAAACGGTTTCTCGCACCGCTTCCGTGGCACGGGAGCTAACTGGACGATGGACGAGGATGACCTGATCGCAATGCGCCTTGCATTCGATAAGGCTAATGTACCACAGTTCGGTCGTGTCGCAATTGTTGATCCGGTTGTAGCAGCTACCTTCCAGAAGAAGGTTGTTATGACTTCGCAACTTGATCGTCATCCGGCCTATCAGGCAATTCTGGAGAACGGTTTCAACAACGAGCACCAGTTCGTTATGCGAATCCACGGTTGGGATATCTGGACTTCTAACCTCCTGCCGACGTTTGCCGCTGGCACGAGCGTAGACGGTACTTCTACTCAGTCCGCTAGCACCACTTGTATTGTTAACCTCTTTATGTCCATCGCGGATGATAACACCAAGCCGGTTATGTCGGCATGGCGTCAGCCCCCGAAGGTTGAGGGTGAGCGGAACAAGGATCGCCAGCGTGACGAGTTCCTGACCACTGCTCGTTGGGGTATGGGCGTACAGCGCCGCGATACTCTTGGCGTAGTTGTAACCTCTGCTACGGCAACGGAATAAGGAGTAAATAATCATGGCTCGTGAAAATAGTTCAGGTCTTAACGTAAGTACCCGCTATGGCCCCATCGCTCTTCCGGATGGTGCTCGCGGTGAACTCGGTCGAAGTGAAAACGGTATCTACACGCTCGCTGCTGACTTCTCGGCGAACCTTATCAACTCCGATTCTATCGGTCAGGCGGTAACGGTTCTCTTTCCGGGAACTCTGGTGCTTCGTGGTTGGGCCGAAGTAGAAACGGCTGTTACTCTGAGTGCTGCTGGTGCTGCTGTATCCATTGGTCGCCAAGGCGGTCTGGGTACGGATAGTGCGGATCTCTCGGGTTCGGCTGTAGGTGTAGGTTTCAAAGCTCTTGGTCTTAAGGGGACTTTCTCCACCGGGATCACGGCTACTACGACGGTTGTCGTAGGTATGGCTTCTGGTGCCATCGAAGGTGGTGCTGGTCGTCTTATCCTCGAAATCCTCAAGGCTTAACCGATAACTACGACGACGACAACTCTTGAGGGGAGTTGGGGCGGATAACCCCGCTCCCCTTTTTTTTATTTCTGAGGTTCAGAGATGAAACTAACTCTACTTGAAATTGTTCAGGACATCATGAACGATATGGATGGAGACAATGTTAACTCCATCAACGATACAATTGAATCCCAACAAGTTGCACAGATTGTAAAAACCACGTATTTGGAAATGCTGGCTAATCGGAATTGGCCGCATATGCATTCACCTTTTAATTGCAATTCACTGGCAAATATCAACTACCCAACAAATCTGTCGATTCCAGACAATATCAAAGAAGTTAAATGGATTCGGTACAACAAGCGAACTAGCACGGACACTAAGGATAAGTACGAGGAAGTAACGTACCTTCAGCCGGAAGATTTCTTTGACCATTGCTCGCACAGGGATTCCTCTGCTAGCAATATGCAAGTTGTGAACTTCAACGGCATTCGTCTAAACATCCGTAAGGATCAAGCACCTCAATACTGGACTTCATTTGATGACTCCGTACTCATTATGGATTCTTTCGATAGCACAATGGATACAGTGCTACAAGCAGGAAAGAATTCTTGTTGGGGCGTTAAAAACCCTGAATGGACTAGCTTGGATAGCAGCATTCCTGATCTCCCTGCCGAAGCATTTCCTGCACTTGTTGAAGAAGCTAAGAGCACTGCTTTCTATACTCTTCGGCAAGTGGCAAACGAGAAAGCTGAGCAGAAGGCTAGTAGACAAAATCGATGGCTTTCTCGTAAAGCATGGAGGGCTAAAGGCGGTATTCGTCTGCCTAACTACGGTAGGCGCAAGGCTTTCTCTGGTTACGAAAAGAACCCTCTCTTGGATAAAGGCTAATGGCTAAATCACCTGCATGGCAACGAAAAGAAGGTAAGAATCCGAAAGGCGGACTTAATGCTAAGGGCCGCGCAGCTTACAACAGGGAGACGGGAGGGAATCTAAAAGCTCCTGCTCCTAACCCTAAGACGAAGAAGGATGCTGGCAGGCGTAAATCATTCTGTTCTCGTATGCAAGGAATGAAAGAGAAACTGACTAGCGAGAAAACAAAGAATGATCCTAATAGCAGGATCAATAAATCTTTGAGAGCGTGGAACTGCTAAGGAGTAGCATGGAAGTTTATCAGGAAGGACGGTACTGGAAGATTCTCAATAAACACGGCAACGTGCCTAATTCGCTAAAAGGGGATTGGGTTTCTAAAGTAAAAGCGGAAGAAGCTCTTGATATGTTTCAACAGCTAGTACGCAGTCGAACTGTTAATGTAAGTCAACGCAACAGAGAGCGAAAAGAACGTGCGGCCACTTCGTCAAAAAACAACAGTTGAAGCAACTAACTGGGTAGCGGGCCTCATTACTGAAGCTTCTCCTGTTAATTTTCCGGAAGGAGCTTCCGTTGATGAAGAGAACTTTGTTCTTGATAGAGATGGTTCCCGTGGCCGTAGGCTAGGTCTTGGCAAGACGGGAGCAGGAATCCGGGAACTCGGGCACGTATCCGTAAGCGTATCCGGCAGCAGCACTGTATCCAACACTTGCTACGCTTCGATGAGTTATCTTTGGAGCAATGCTGGAGAGAATCCTAGTAGGAATATTTTTGTTTACCAGTACGGTAATAGGCTGCACTTTTTTAATGCTAACTCTTCGGATAGTGTTAGCAATCCGTATTTCGGAACTGCTATTACTCTTACAGCAACAGTGGTAAGTAAGTTTTCTTTTTCCAGTATTCAAGGCAACTTGATTGTTGCAGTAGGGGATCAGCAACTCCGAGTTGTTGAGTACGTATCCTCTGTTTCGTACTCTCTTTCGCAAGTACGTCTGGAAGTCAGAGATTTTTGGGGAGTGGATGATGGCTTTGCTACGGATGAACGCACCAGTACATTGACGGATTTGCACGCATACAATCTGTATAACCAAGGATGGATGCCAGAATTCTTCTGTTCTTCTGATCCGGACAATCCTAACACCATGAATAATGGCGCTGTAGAGGATCCTGTTGAGCGCACCAAGACATCCCTTGGTGTGTACCCCAGCAATGCGGATATTCTGTACACCGCTCTCACAATGCTCACCAATGGCCGTAGAGCGTTCTATCCTCATGCCCTAAAGAATATTGCATCCGGTAACACGCCTGCTGCTAACGGGCACTACATCATTGATCTCTTTGATCGCAGTCAAGGCCGTAAGGATACTTACGATGAGGATCTTGCTTCCGGTTGGTCTGCTCGCAGGAACTACAAGACTTCTATTCCCACGGATCAATCCACAGGAGGCATTAAGAGCATTGCAGCCTATGCTGGTCGCATCTTTTATGCGTGTTCTGCTGGGGAGACTGGAGGGGATTCTAAGAGTCCGCACGTTGGTACGTTCGTGCTGTTCTCCAAACTAGTGGACTCAGTGCAAGACTTAGGGAAGTGCTACCAAGAAGCGGATCCTACCGCTGAAGATATTTCTGATCTGATTGATACCGATGGTGGCTACATTCAGCTTCCGGATGCTGTCAATATCAAAGCACTTGTTCCTTTCAAGAGCGAGCTTCTTGTCTTTGCAGACAACGGTGTATGGGCTATTGCCGGCGGTGATCGTGGCTTTACGGCTACGGAGTACCAATCTAAATTCCTTACGAACAATGGCGCTCTTTCTGTAGACAGTATTGTCGTAACTCCAGATGCGGTTATCTACTGGAGTCGAAACGGAATCTTTGCCTTGGGTGTGGGTCAGACGGGTATTGAATTCCAATCCTTGACTGAGTACACGATACAAAGACTGTATAACTCCATTCCGTACAACTGCAAGAATAATGCAGTGGGTATCTATGACGATGCAGCGTACCGCTGCCGTTGGTTGTATCAAAGAGAGTACAACGATCAAGCTCCGCAGAAGTTCACGCACGAACTGATTCTGGATCTCTCCATGCCTGCGTGGAGCCGCTTTAAGTTCTATGATCTCTCGGCTAGTTCTACTGCGACTCCTCGACTGACAGGGTACTTGAACACTCCTGTGGCGTACCGTAACTCTGTTAATTCAGACTTCAGGTACACAGGACTAGCTGAAGCTGCTTCGCATACGTACACAATGTCCCTGTACTACTATAACAATACCAACTTTGAAGATTGGTCTTCTGTGGATGCAGCAGCTTACTTGATCACTGGGTACATTCTGTGAAGCCTGTTCAAAGAGTAAAGTCTTGGAATAAAGGTTCTAAAGATCAGGAAGAGAACCAATCCAGCTATATCTCTCCTTCTCGGTACAAGATGTCGCCGTACTTGACTATCTATTTTACTAGAACAGAGACTATAAGTGACGAAGGCTCTTCAACTGCTACTGTAACGGTGACGGCTACTACTACGGCAACGGCATCAGCAAGTTGTGACCAATACTGGAATAACACAGTTTTCTTGTGCCACTTCAATGGCACTAATAATCAAACAGGGCCGTACACTGACAATGCAGCAGGCGATACTATAATATCAACCTTCAGTACTGCTAAGTTGGTTACGGCAGAAAAATACTTTGGCACAGCATCCTTGTATTTAGATGGCTCTGGGTACGTAAAACCCAATTATCCTAGTGGAAGAAATCCTACATACGATTTAGGGACAATCTCTTCTTCGACTGATTTTACTATAGAGTTCTACACTAAAAAGTCTGCCATAAATTCAACGTATATGGTTTTTGCAGGACATGCCCTACCGGGAAGTGGAGGAGATGGTATAGGAGGTTGGAATGTATACACTCAAAATAGTGGGTACATAGGCTTTACTGCATCTAAAAATAGCAGTGCGGGAACTGCATGGTTTGCACAGTTCCAAACTAACTCTGCTGTATTAACATCGACATCCGTTTGGTACCATATTGCTATTGTCATTAGTAGCGGAGTTCCAAAAATCTTTGTTAATGGTACAGAACAGGCTTCTTCCTTTCAAACACCAAGTGCTATTTACGCAAGTAGCCTTATTGGCTTAACTACAACAAAAACTAATTACGGCTTAATAGTGGGAGCAGGAGATTCCGATAGCGGGAACGCGATTAACTCGCAGTACATTGGATACATAGATGACTTACGAATCACTACAAATGTCGCTAGGTACACAAGCAACTTCACTGTCCCTGTAGTAGAATACCCTGATGTAGCTTGCGAATCAGATACGTATTTTAGTAGCGTATCTTTGTTAATGCCTATGAATGGGGTAAGTGGATCTACTAACTTTATTGATTATAGCTCACTATCCAATTCAATAACTGTTAATGGAAACTCGTCTATTTCTCCTGCTAAGTATAAGTGGGGAGGCTCCAGTGGATTATTTGATGGTACTACGGATTGGCTGTACGCCCCTGTTGGTTCTGTCAATTTTGGTACTGGAAATTTTACTATAGAAGGGTGGTTTAATTGGGCATCTCTAACCAACGGAGGTTTGTTCCAAGTCTATCCGGGAACACCGCCTAACACTACCGCAGGAGTAGCAGTTGGGTACGATGGAACGGATTTTCAGATTTATTCTGGAAACGCTAATTATACTAGAAGCTATACGCCAACAACGAATACTTGGTACCACGTTGCTTTAGTTCGCAATAGTAGTTTGTTAACGCTGTATGTAAATGGAGTAGCACAAGGTGCCTCTTTAACTGACACAACCAACTATGGCGGTAACGGAATTAACGTCGGGTTGTATTACGGATCAGGGTATACATTCAACGGAAACATAAATGATTTCAGGGTCACTACTGGAGTAGCTAGGTACACAGCTAACTTTACTCCGCCTACAGCCAGTTTCCCTTTGAGTTAACGAGAGTAATATGAGAATAGGTGCATCCAGACAAAAGTATTCCCCTTGGCTTATTATTCATTTCGGGAGAACCGAGACTACTAGCCCTGAGCCTGCAATAGATCCGTGGAGCCCTCTTCCAGTTATTCCGGAAGAGGATTCATACGGAGGAGAAGTAATTCTTCTAGCGCACTTCGATGAAGATATCAGTGTCAGCATGGCTAACGGAATTTATTCAAAACAACTTTCTGATGCATCCTTGTATAGGAGACTTTTTGGAATTCAATGGATAACCGAGACATCCTTGACAGCAACAGTAACAGTTGGCGGATCCTCTGGTAAATTTTCTAGTGAACTATTTGCTACGGGTTATTTCCAATGCACAGGACATGCTGATTCATACGGAGAAGGGGGAATGATCGTAGTTGTTCCAAACGATCTTGGCCCAAACTCGGGTGTCTATGCTCAATTTGACGCTAATACAGAATTTACTATGGAAGGTTTTGTTAAACCCGATGGGTACAAAAAAGCAGTAGCTTTTGGCTTTTCTGAGAAGGTTACTGTAACTGGTTTTTACGTTGAAGTGGGAATGAATTCCGAAGGACAAGCGCAAGCAATCGTTGCTAATGAGTTTTCAACCCAATATTTTACTCTGAATACAGCTACCACATTGAGTACAAGCCTTTGGACGCATTTAGCTTGTGTTCGAGAAATAAGCGGGACAATAAGTCTGTTTGTAAATGGAATAAAAGAAACGAATACTCTCCTACAAGCAGGACTAATTACTGGCGATCTCGGAAGAATTGTAATTGGTGGTCAGAGAAACGGTACACTGAGGCGTAAGATATGGAATGGCGCAATTGATGAAGTCCGCTTTACAAAGAATATCGCTAGGTACAAAAGTAATTTTGCTCCAATAACTACAAGGTTTGAAAATCCTTAATATGGCACTACAAAACGAATCATCATGCCTTGTACAAGCTCGGTGGGAATGGACAACCCTTGAGGACTCTGGTCGTTGGGGAGATGAGTTCCAAGGCTACCGTTTTAGGCAACCTTTGTTCATTGAAGAAACTAATACTAGTCTCAGTGATGGTATGTCCGTAATCACTACCCGTAACAAAATACGTGGTAAGGGCCGCGCTCTGTCTTTCAGATTTAGGACAGAACCCGGAAAGGACTGCAAGCTACTTGGCTGGAGCGTAGAACTCGGATGGAATCGTGAAGTATGATGACTGTGCTGGATGAGAATCTGTACTGGCGCATAGTTGCGGATAGGGTTCCTACTCAGGAAGTTATTATTCACTGTACAGTAAAAAAGTGGACGCACACTATTTATAAGCATCTTCTTGGTGCTATTTGCCGCATCCAGCAGGATCTAAAGGAGCCTTTGTACGCTCCTTGTATGAATGCAAAACAAAAAAAGTTTTTGTCAATGATGGGTTTTTATCCAGTAGATAAAGCTATCTACACTCGGGATGGCGAATGCTATCCCCTATCTAAATTTGAGGTGCATTAAATGGAAGGTCTAGCTATTGCTTCTTTTATTAGTTCCGTAGGAAGCGGGGTTGCTTCGGCAATGGAACAGAAGGACGCTGCGCGTGAGCAAAAGAAAGCCATGCGAGCGGAGACTGCTATGCAGCAAGAACAGAACAGGAAGTCCGCAATGCAGACTCTCCGTGAAGCTCGTATTCGTAGCGCAATGGTTGCTGCCTCCGCTCAGAACACAGGAGCAATGGGTTCTGGTGCTTCCGGAGCAATGGGGAGTATCCGCACTATGGCAGGAAGCTCTATTGGTTCTCAAAATATGCAGGCACAAACTGCTAAGAATATCTCGCAGTTCAATCAGAACGCCATGAACTCGCAGGGCCGAGCAGCCACGCTTGGCACAGCTAGCGAACTATTCTCGAAAGGCACTGGATTCTTCTCGCAGGGAATCTTTAATCAAACTCTTCGGTAACAATAATGGCTGTAACTCCTGTACCAACTATTCCTGACGATCCGCCGGAACCTGTTTCTAGCGACCTAGCTAACTCGTATCTTCCGCAGTACACCCTTGCTTTTGGGGATACTAGGAAAGAGGCAGTGGACATGCATTCTTATCGCCTTCGTATGGGCGAAGAGTTGCAAATGCGGAGAGAGTTGTACCTCAAAGAACTTCAGGAATCCAATGCAATCCGAAAAGATATGCTCTCCAATGCCATAAACAAAGGGGATGTTTCTTTTGGAGCAGCTTTAGTTGCGAGTAACATTCCGGATATTCCGGAAGGAATTGTAACAGAGACGCTTGCAGCAGAGCGCGGTGCAGCAATCAACAACTCTGAGAGTCCAGAGTTTCCTTTTGAAAATGAAGACATCAAAATCAATACCGCTGCACTTGCTCTAAATAATATATTGGCAGAATCTTTTTCTCGACTTCCTCAATTCGCAGGGGATGCGGATACAGATAAAGTTCTGAAAAATGCCAAAGCAGTAGGACTGTGGACAGCGTACATAGCTGAAATGCTCGTACCTCTTCGGTACTCAATTGGCGCTGCGGACAGCTTTGGGGAGGTACTGCTTCCCGGATCAGCAAGGAAGGAGGAATCCGATGTTTTCTGGAAATCCATTAGGGATGCGAAATCCTCTGAAGAAATAAACAACACAATCAATCAGCGGATTGGACAGGTTAAAGAAAAGTTTCCTAACAACCCCGCGATGTTCGTGTCGTACATTATGGAGTCCTTGGTTACTTCTCAATCGGAGAATGCCACTGCTGTTAAAGTTTTCGGGAAAAGAGACCTAGTAGTAAACGGTCAAACGATTCCTAGCATCCTTCCAGAGGTTTGGGCACCGGACTCTATTCTGGATTTAGAGTTTGACTCTGTTCTGTACGACGAATGGGTCATGAACTCTCTTAACCTTTTGGATCTTGCGGGTGCTGGGCAAGTAGCCCGCGCATTGCCCCGCCTTACTATGAAGATAATGGGCAACAAAGCTGCTGCTCAAATAGCGGCTAGGGCAGCAGAAGAAGCTGCTGCTGGGAATACTGGTAGTGCAGCCCTGCGATCCAACTTAAGTCTTGTTCCTTCTACTCTGGACATTATCCCCGAAGTGCAAACAGAGATCGAGAAGATCCGCGCTATTGGCACAACTGCTCTGAATGACAGAGTTATCTCGCAGCGTGTTCTTCCTACAGGGAAAGTTGCAGAAAAAATTCTGAATCGAACAAAAGGAGAATACGGAAATAGGCTAATTAGTTCCAAGTTTGTCACTACGGATACCGGGGATACTCTCCTTGATGTTTACGTGGGTACACAAAAAGGAAAAGGATTTGCTAGTAGAACCTCTGCAACTAAAGCTAATGTTAAGTCCAACAACGTCTACGAAGTGGTTGATGGGAAAGAACTTGGACTTACTGGGTACTTCCTTAAAGCATCCAGAAGCGTAGATGAGGAAGGTTTCCTTAAAAGAACTACGCAAGTTGCAGAAATGGGAGCCAACACCAAAGTAAATGCGGGCTGGCTTTCTAGAAAGTTGCGTACAAACTTAGGTGCTGAAACAGATTTTGGTCGATACATCTGGTCGCCCGCTGTAACTGCTATTTTCCGTACTACGAAGGAAGCAACAAGTGCTGCTTTTGAGAAAGCAAAACTCACAGCAGTTGTAGAAAGAATGCTGACGCCTCTTGAGAAATTGTCCAGTTCAAAACAAAACAATCTCAGGGAAGCTATTCAGTACGGCAAATTGCAACCCTCTCGGATGGATCCTGCTGCGACAGGTAGGTGGCTTGATTATGGAGAATTGGATAGGTTCTACAGAACTAAGTTCGGAAGAGGGATTACAAACGAAGAAGCTACTGGATATTATGCTTATAAAGAAGTTTCGGATTTTGCATGGTTAGTAGGAAATGAAACGGAACGCAGTAAGTTGCTTGCTGCTGGTGCTGAATCCTTCAGCATTAAAGGGCATCCTTTCCCTAACGTAATTGGTAGAAAAGTCAATCCGAATAACATTGATCCGGAATTCACTCTTCTTACTCCAGAGGGATCCGTAATTACTCGTGCGGAACTCAGTGCTGATGAACTCAAGAAGTACGAGATCATTGAAGCGTACGGACAAGCCGAACACAATGGAAATCGTTTCACGCACCTTCTCGTAGAGAAGAACTCCGCCTTTACTGCGGGTCTTCAAAAGAATGTTCTCGGGTACACAGAAGGTGGTACTCGTAACTACGCAAATGTCTGGTTCGTAAAGCAGCGTGCTGTGATGAATCTCGGAGGAAAAGAAGTAGCTCGCAATCCTCTTACGCATGGCGTATTTGCTACCAAGCAGAAAGCTATAGAGTACACCAACAATCTCAATGAGACTGTTCGGGTGTATAACTCGTACGTCTCAGACTTATTGAAAGTCCAGAAAGGAACTCTTTCTAAGACTCAGTTGCAAGTTACAGGGGATGCGGAGAGATTGATCCAAGAGATTGATCCCAGTATGTCCATTTCTAAAATAGAAGAAATGGTAGAGGCTGGGCAGTTGGATCTCAAGAATCCCTTGGAAGTTGTGTACGATAGAGAAAGAGTATCCGGCTTCGATGCCCCTAACTGGGAACGCCTAAAGAATTATCAGCGTAGCGGTAAGTTGTACTACTCGGATCGTGGTGAGCATCTTCTTGAGGATGGAGAACCCGCGCCTTTGCTTGATCCTTATGTAGCTCTTTCCAACCAAGTTGGAAGTATGATCCATTCCAATGCGTACAGGAATTTTGCTATTCGTGAAGTTGGTGAATGGAAAGCTGCTTTTGGTAAAAGCGAATGGTACGAAGTGCCGGGACTAGTTTACCCAAGTGCGGATGAACTCGTAAAGTACGGAGTATGGCGCGGCCCGAATACTCCGGAATTTAATCGTATCCGCAACCTTGCTGAATCCCAGCGTATGTACATTAAGCGCGTACTTTTGCAGCCGGGATCCTCTGATATTTTTATTTCAGAAGCTAAATCCCGATTGGCTCAAAAACTAGCTACTAGTCTTGGGGATTTCAAAGGTGCTCCAGAATCCGTACGCACTGGTCGAATAGTTACTGAAGCCTCCGCTGTACGCGGATTGCGTACACTTGCTTACGATCTTGCTCTAGGTTTCTTTAACATAGGTCAGCTTGCTGTGCAGGGTTCCGCAGCTATTACAGCAACGATCCTGCATCCTTTGCATGGCGCGGCAGCTATAAAGGATTATGGACTTATCAGAGCTATGGCTGCTGCGGACTACAATCCACAAATTATTGCCGTTATGGATAAGCGACTTGCTCAATCCAAGTTCTTTGGATTCAAAAAAGGAGAGTTCGCAAAAGTTATTGAGGATTATCGCAGATCCGGAATGCATCTTGTTGGAAGAACGGATGCCACTCTGGATAGGATTGGAGCAGGGGCTGTAGCTGGAGGAAAAGTATCCAGTACGTACGATAGCGTACGAGAAGCCTTGCGTATGCCTCTGTACGAAGGTGAGCGCATTGGACGCATTGTGTCCTTTGGTATTGCTCGGAGGGAAGCTCTGGATGCAGTAAAGGCTGGGAGATTTGCTGAAGAAAGTGCTGAGTACTACCAACTCATTCAGAAACTCTCAAACAAGTACACACTGAACATGATGAGCGGTATGGAAACTTGGTGGCAGCGTAACCAGCTCACTCAGTTACCGTTGCAATTCTTTCAGTATCCTTTTAAGTACATGGAAGTATTCCTTGGTATGAATAAGGAGTTCACCAAGAGCGAGAGGATGCGATTCATTCTTGGGCATATGTTTTTGTACGGAGCGTACGGTGTTCCTATGGGGCCGGAATTCTCAAAAGGAGTTCTTGCTCCCGGCTACGAACAAATGACCGGGGAGAAGATGAATGAAGAAACGTACCAGCGAATGATGCTTGGTTTGATGGATGAATTCTCGCAAAAGATGCTGGGATCCGATACCGCACTTAGTACTACATTCGGCTCGGGTAACTTCATTGGCGAATTCATTAAGGATCTTTACGGCGATAACACAGCTATTGGTCTAGCTGGCGGTGTTTCCATAGCTTCGCTTGCTAAGTTCTGGGATGCAGGAACGGACATTGCAAAGGTATGGTCAGCAGTAGCTTTTAATGAAGGCTTGTACAACGCAAGTCCTGAACTTATCTCTGAAGCAACAGACTTAACAATGTCCGAACTTGGATCCATTGTGCGTTCAATGAACAACGCGAACAAAGCGTACTACCTGCACAAGTACGGTGCTCTGTTGGACAACAGGGGAGGTTTTGTTGAGATGGATTCTCGGTACAGTGCCCTACTAGCAGCAATGGGTATTAGGAGTGCATCCGAGTTCAAGTTCTGGGATGGGAGAGAGACTCAAGAAAGCAAGACTAACCGCTTGAATAATGTCGTAGAGATTGTGACAAAACTTCAAATACAGGGTGATCTTGCTTTTCATCGGGATAAAGATCCAGAAACAATGGGAAAGAAATACGAGATGGCTAATGCTCTTGTTTCTGCTTTTGAAGGTGAAGATCGGCTGTACATCATAGAGCAAAGCAGATTCCGCAGTCTGTCCTCTTTTGAGGAACAAACTCAGAAGCTCGAAATGAAAGGCACAACTGTTTACGGTGGAGAATAAACATGGCTGAATTTGGCTCAAATGCAACTGGAACGTACAACACGCAGAATTTTATTAACCCCCAAGAGGGAGCATCGGATCGTTCAGGAGAAACCCTGTTGCGAGTTGCAGGAAGTGCGACAGAACAAGGCTACGGCCTTGCTGCTGCCTTTAAAGGTAGAGAATTTCGAGGCGAAATAGACCAAGCTGTCCAACAAGAGATTGGCAAACAATTTGCCAGCAAAGTTGAAGCCCAGCCTGCGGATACCCAAGAGTTCAAGGACGCAATTGAACGAGCAAAACAAGTTACTGCACAAGGGGGTGTTGGTGCCCGCACGCGTACTAATCTTCTTGCAGAGAAGTTGACTCGGGAAAAAGCAGGAGCTAACCCCATGTTTGCTTCTATATACAAGCAAGTAGCCCAAGAAGTTCTCGGAGGGTACGATGCTACACTTCAGTTCATGGATATGGCTGAAGCTGCTGCTTCCGAAGCTGCAAAAGCGGAAAAAACAAGCAGAGAAAAACTTATTAGCAGTGCGTACGGTATGTTCAAGAATACCGGAGCGCCTTTTGATATGCCGTTTGAAATGATGAATGACCAGCAACTTATGAGTTATTCTTTGTTTGCATCCGATCATAAGAGGCTCACGGATGAGTACAACATGACTAGGCAAATGATGTCTGATGAACGCAGTCTTAGAAGGACAATAGCTTCTGAACAAGGAGCAGCGGCGGCTAGTTTAGGGGCGAATATTGCATTTGAAGAGAAAACAAGAATAGGTCTTGAAAGGAAGGGTGCTACAATTGTTACTGATAAGTACACAAATGGTTTGAATTATTTGTTTATTAGTTCTTTGGATTCTATGCGAAGGGGAGAGGTTACTCCGGAACAACTCCAAAGCCAACTTAATACAGCCTTTGCTACAACGACTGCTCAGATGGGCACTGATTTTAACAATCTTGCAATGAGTGCAGGCGGCACTAGTGCTGAATTCAATTCACAACGCCAAGCTGCTTTTGCAGAAGTTGAGAGAATCCGGAAATCCATTTCGGATTATTTCAAAGGGGATTTGTCTGAAATGCAGAGAAACGCGGATGCGCTTAAGAGTTTTGAACAAAATGCACAAGTTAACTTGTACAAGACAATGCCAGAAATGGCAGTGCTTAAGAATATATCGCCAGCACTACTAGAGGGGATAGGAAGAAGTTTTGCATTGAATGGGCCTCTTGTTGCAAAACTTACTGGTGGCGTAGAAACAGCATTAAGGGATGCTGCTAATCTGTACTCAGGAAGTATCACTATGGAGCAACTTGGAGAAGAGCGCCAGAACGCGCAGAGAAACGTAGCTTTGTCTTCTCTTACGGATAGGAATCCTACTTCTGTTGTGCCCAGCAATACAAAGGTATTTGGGGATACATGGCTTACAGCTACCTACGGTGTGGATAATATTGTATTTAGCGGAGAAGACCGTAAGCGTTTTATGGAAGCATTGGAACGTACGAACTTTCCTACTAATTTCCGAGCTGCTGAACAAGAAAGCCCCGGTAAGGCTGCCCTAATTGCTAGCGGATTGCACTCGAAAGCAGAAGAGATTGCTCAATCGTACGCAAGGAAAATTCAAGAGAAGTTCGGAGATTCCGCAGTACAACTGAATCCAGAATCCGGATATTTTGTTATCCCGGACAAGCCAATGGAAATTCGTTTGAATAACTTCTTGGATTCATTGGTCGCATCCAAGGTAGGAGACAGACGAGCACCCTCGGATGACACGCAAGCTCGTCTGTACTTCCTTGATAAGTACTTCGGAATTAGCATTAACCCGCAGGAGCCGCAACAATGACACTAGGGCAGAAGCAAAGGAAGTTTGTAAAGATGGTGGCTGATCTTATCCAGTGGGCGTACGCCAATGGATACGAACTGACCTTTGGGGATGCGTACAGGGATCCGCGATTACACGGAGCATTGGGAATGAAGATGGGTTACGGCCACTCTAAATCAACTCACAAGATTCGACTAGCTGTTGACCTTAACCTTTTTAAGGATGGGATATTTTTGCAAGGAACAGAGGATCATAAGCCTCTGGGAGAGGTGTGGGAGTCAATGGGTGGGTCTTGGGGAGGGAGATTCCAAGACGGCAACCATTACTCCCTTGAGCATGACGGGTCTAAGTAATCACTCTCCCTTGACACAGTCCAGTACAGTCTGTATATCCAGACCCAATCCGCAGTTAGAGCAGATGAACCACAGACCATCTCCTTTCATGTGGATGGCCCACTTGAATGACTGGATGTTATCGTCCGCACAGCATATGTGAGCTAAAGGCACAGCATCCAGATCCTCCGGAGTCTGCCTCTTTGCTTTCGGGAAGTTCGTTATCTTAGAGTCCACAGACACCTCCTTTGCAGGCATCGTTTTCTTCAAAGACAACGCCCCTGTGCTTTACAGCTTCTTTGTACGGGATAGCCTCCAGTGGCTGGCCTCCACGAGCGCCGTCAGGATAACAGGTAAAACCGCGCAGCCTACCAGCATACTTAGCCAGAATTCCAGCGAACTCCCTGACACGATCATTATTGTTGAGGTCAGTACCCCAACTAGGCAGATTGATAGTGCTAGATATAGACATATCCACATAATCTTGTACATCAGCTTGGAACCTCACTCGGCGTTCCCAATCGGGAACTAGGTCAATGGCAGTTTCGATCTTGGTAGGATCGATCCCTTCTTTAATCAGAGCATCCGCAGTTGCATCCACTACGTACTCGTACTTCCACTTCGTACCATCCACTAGGTATCGTCGCTTGTAAGCAACAGCAAACAGAGGCTCAATACCAGTAGTAGTCCCAGCCAGTATGCCGATAGACCCTGTGGGCGCGATAGCACGGTAGGCAACAGGACGGCTGATGCTAAGGCGGTCGCAGAGGCTATTCGCTGCACGTTCGGACTCTTCACGATACACCTCCATCCACTGGCGAAGTTCGGGGCCCATTTCATATTTGTAGCCTCTCTTTAGTAGCCATTCATGTATACCCATGAGTCCAAGACCCAGACGCCGATTCTTTTTGCGAACTTCGTAAACTTTTTTGTAGGGGAGGTCGGCCGTAATAGTACCGCATACCAAGAACCCAGACGCAAGTCGAACCACTTCTCGAAACTCCGTGATGGTATCAATGCGGCCAATGTTAATGCTACCAAGATTGCACACATCAGAATCATCAGCGGAAGTAACTTCAGTACACGCATTGCGTAGCGTTTCATTCTCTTTGTCTCCGAAGTTGAAGGAGAATCCCGGCTCACCAGAAGACATAGCCTGCCTGCAATTCTCAATGAAGGTAGAAGGCAAGTATCCCTGCTGGACTGCATCCAAGAATGCATCATCATAATTAAGACTTATGTTGGTCATGTCCAAAGGAGCAGGAAAGTTAAAGTTGCCATTCTTGGCATCATGCAAAGAGTACCCTTCGTGTACAGGCATATCCTTCCAATTCTTTACTCCGAGGAAGGTTTCGGCGTCTCCGTGTCGCCAGTTAAGCGAGGCGTATATCGCTGAACGCCGAGATCCACCCTGCATAACATTTCGTCCGACTTCGTTGAGAGAATACATGAGAGGGATAGGCCCCGACGCCCTGCCTCCAGTACGCCCAAGAGATGTCCCATTAGGACGGAAGACAGAATAATCCACGCCAATGCCGCCCCCAGACATAAGGCAATCGCTAGCTCTTTTAAGGAGCCGCCCCCATTCTTCGCGGGTGTCTTCTTCTCCTTTGAGGAGGTAGCAGTTGTTGTAGAAGCGAGCTTGTCGGCCAGCGTAGTAGACATATCGTCCTCCCGGAATGAATTTGAAATCAGAAATAAACTTTTCTAACTGATCTTGATGATCCTTAACAAACAGGTTAGTCGTAACATCCTTAACAATGTCATGCGCTTTCTCTGCCCATGTTTGTTCAGGAAAAAGAGCATACTTGTTTTTGAAGACGTTCTCACCAAAAGAATTCCTAAACTCAGACATTTTGCCCCCTCATAAGCATGATGCGTTGAATTTCCCGATCTATGTACCACTTGGCCTTAAGCAAGTCCTCAATAGTATCCTTCTTGAGTTCGGCTCTCCAGAGGTATTTCATTGCATTACCAATGCAAAAATTCAAGTGCTCTGTAACTTGAATGCACTCAATACCAGAAGGGGATTTCTGATAATGCAGAGGATGATTAACTGGGTCGCTCATAGCCAATTCCTTTTAAGGTAATCCACACTAAGGGTTACGACATCGTAGGAACCATTCTTAACTTCTGTAAGCATTAGTGCTCCACGCCAGTGCTGGTTCCCTTGGTACTGCATGTAGTCCTCTTCATGCTGGTAGAACGCCCCAGCAATAATGCACTGTACTCGAGAGCCATCCGTCTTTACATGCGGAGAAATATAGTAATCGAAGGTCTGCTGGTGACCTACGATCCACGACTCGTGCTTCTTGGTAGCGATTAAGTGCGCTCTAGAGATAGGTCTCCCCATGCTACCGCCTTGTGCGTAGTGGCAGAAATTGATTCCTTCCACGCGCACTGGGGACAGAAAAGGATGGACTTCCCATCCAAATTTTTCCAAATCGTAATCCGGCAATGCCCCTTGGAGGAAGGGTTCTTGTGACACAAGACGGTTGCGGCGGTACTCGTGATTCCCATAACAAAAGATTAGCCTTGGATTGTAGCCTAGTTTTTTATTTTTCTTTCTCTGAGAATTCAGAGTATTCAACGGAAAAAGAATACAGTCCATGCCCTGCCAACCTGCTTCTAGGTCAGAGAGCATCCTTGCGCCCTCATATACAATATGACCTTTGGAGTTGTGCTGCCCCAAGGCTGGCATATCAAAATGATCCCCTATATGTACCACAGCATCGGGCCTCTTGTCCGTGATGTAGTTCCCAATTGCAGAAAGATGTTCCATAGGAACACCTTGCTTTACTTGAGTATCAGGAATGACAATGATTCGCATTTAGTTTACCCAGCTTTTAAATCTTCAACTACGTATTCCAAGTACTCAATATGCTTTTCTCGGCTTCTTATTTTGTCGCACAAACGAGTATAGTGATAGTCAAGCCTATGTAGAGCTTCTTGAACAGAAGAAAGTCTATCTCGGAGAGTTAGAACTTCAGCCTCTAATTGCTCATACGTGGGGACTACTCTCATCTAAAACTTCCTTCCAGTTCTTCGATATCTGCCAAAGAGAAAGTTGCGAACCACTCGGACACAGAATTAAGTGTGTACTCAACAATGGTATCAACTTGATCATCATCCGGAGGATTTGAATCCGAATGCTTGTACGCTTTGAGTACACCGTAGCGTACACCATCTTCAATAGCCATCTGAAGAACTTTCCATTCATTAACGCGCATTGAGTTTTTCCTCTTGTGATGCATACATAAAGAATTCGCAAAACTCCTCAACTACCCTGTAAGGCGGTTCAATAAAGTACGACTGTCTGTATTCATTAGGTTTTGCTACGTGCCTATAGCAACTTTCCTTGAAAGGACATTCTTTACCCCAGCACATTGAAATATCAGGCATACTTATCTCCAAATAGTTCCTTGAATTTAGCTAGTACATCATCAGTACCCAACACCATACGATCCATTGTAAACACCTTCCAATTGAATTTGGATAACCTTCTTACCTTTCTTCAGAAGGTCAACTTTGTTTATCTCGCCAAACTTTGCTTGGCCGTACAAGAATTCAACGTGCTTGTACGTTGCATCCATCTTCCTTTCTGACCAGAAGATAGTATCCTTAGTTTCAACGGTATAAACTTTCATCGCTTTCTCCTTCGTTTCTTCCCATGAGAAGGGTGCTGTACACTAGTCTGCGGGTGCTCCAAGTACTGAACAACAGCTTTTAGAAAGGCTATTTTATCAGTCCCGCTCCTAGTTGCCCAATTTTCCACACGACCAAGAACAGAATTACACCAACGATGAAGGACTCTGCGGACATTCCCAGTTTTATGGCAGTGGTCAAGAGCCGCTTCTTCATACGATATTGGCCTTAAACAAAGAGGACATACATAGGCTTGTGCAAGTAATTCTCTTTCACGGTATTCCTTTATGTCCCTTGAAAGAAGATGAACTCGGGTGCCTCCCAGAGTACTGGGGTTCCATCTGGGTTCAGTTCTCTTGTCATCCACAGAAGCCTTCCTTGCTCTACGAAGTACTCTAGGCTTGTGTCGAACGTCCAACTTTCTTGTTCGCCGTACCATTTGTAAGCATTCCAAGTGCGGGTAAGAGCTTCCCGATTTGTTTCACAAGCATCAACAAATGCTTGCGCCTTCTTCTCTCCTACTCTTCCTTTAAAAGCATCCCCGTACGTGAGAGTAATACTCTCTGCAAAGTACGGAAGGCCGGGGACATTATCCGTTCTATCCCCGGACAAGAGTTGCTTTATAAAGTTACGATTAGCATCGAAGAGACTCACGTAGTCGGCTCTCCACTTACGAGGATCGTAATTGAAATGCCAGCCGGGAGTATTCCAAAGATCCTTATCCATTGCAGCGAGAATCACACCGGAGTCAGGATCTCTGTTTTTCCAGAGTTCTACGGATGCAGCATCATCGGCTTCCATGCCATCCACTTCCTTCGCTTTATGGACATTGATAATGTATTCCCTTAAAGCACGGTAATGAGTGGGCACCGTCGAAACACGAGTTCCTTTGTACACAGTAGTCTGTGATATCTCATCCCTAAAGTTACCTTTCCCTTTAATGAAGATATCCATATCTTCACAGGAAAGAGCCTCCTTGATCTTCTGAATCTGAGATTTCAGATTTTGAAGAGCATTAGCTACATCCTCGGAGTCCGCTGCAAAGCCGCAGCGGTACAACAAGGAGTCAGCATCAAGGAGAATCTTGGTAATCATTAGAAGGGCTCATCTTCAGCAGAAGCAAGAATAGGATCCACTTTCTTAGGAGCTTCAGCCACAGCTACAGTTACTTCGGGCTTATCCTTTGCCTTACGGAGAGCGGACATTGCTTTGAATACCTTGTCGGTATTCTGAATCCAGAACTTGTAGAAGTCCTCGCTACCAATCTCGGCACTACCCTCATAGGTAGTGAAATAAGCAATGGACATATCCATAGCGAGTTTACTAGCGTGACCCAGTTCTACACCCAGAGTAGAAATCCGCATGGGGGTAGCAGTAGCAGCCATCGTACCCAACGGATCCGCAGGAGCACCGCCAGTGATGGTAAGGCTCTTGATATTCTTGTAGCCAAGACCCTTGGTATCCGGAGTCCACTCAAAGGTTACTGCATTGCCGATAGCAATGCCCTTTACAGTAGTATCCTTACCTTTGAAGGATGAATACCAATCGCCATTAACCATGATGCCGCCATTGCGTGCAACTTTCTCTACAGTTCCTTTTACGATGTTCATAGCATTCTCCTAGTGAGTTTCAGACCAATCAGAACCTATTTTAAACTCGCCGTCAAGTGGTATTTTAAGTTTGAGATACCGACCAGCAGCCTTAATACTCTCAACACCCATCGTGCCAACCATTTCTGCGTACATTGGATTGCACTCCCACTGCTCTTCGTCATGATAACGAATCAGTCCGTGGGCATCAATACCTAATTTACGAATATTTCTGTCAGCAATTACCATTGCGTACTTCATAACAATTGCTCCTGCACTTTGAAGCAGACGATTTAGTGCGCTGTGTTTGGAATCTACTGGAATTCGGCGGCCATCGATAGCCCGTATCCAGCCCTTATCAGAACGGTATTGAACTTCGTTAACTAATTTTTTAAGTGCAGGGTTAGCCTCCCAGTATTTATCAAAACTTTGTTGAGCTTCGGCCATAGACCAGTTAAACGTAGACGCAAGTTTCTTAGGACTTGCACCGTACGTAATTGCGTACTTGTACGTCTTGGCTTTGTCGCGTGTAGACAAACCCAGAGCTAGTTGGTTCTTCGTATGGATATCCCCTTCAAGGAGTTCTCTTGCGTACTCGCCACCATCGTAAGCAGCAGTATAGTGCGCTTCCATACGAGCCTCAAGGGATGAGGCATCCCAACCTACCATGTTCTTCCCTTGCCTTGCTTGGAAGAGTCCGCGCATCTCCTTACCGAATTTGCTTTTGCTACGAGGAACATTAGCAACAATCTTATGGGTAAACCGAGAAGTAACAGCTCCCATAGTGTCGGCATCAGAGCAAATAGTATCTTCATCTTGAACTCTGTAATTCTCCAGCCAGCCAAGTACTACGTTAACTCTGTTTCTGAGAGTTAAGTACTCAGAAATTTTCTCAGCAATATTCCTAGCTGTTGGGATTTTAACAATGTTGGGGCACAGTTCCTTGTTATCGTCCCACAGTTTAGGGGATGTTTTTACTTTATCGGAATTGTAATTCCACATTGTAGGAACCCAACCCTGACCCAGAAGCCAATCTTTAACAGCAGCGGGACTATTGATATCCAAGGGTACACGAATTGAATACGAGTCCGTAAGAGGCAACTTGAAGATATGGAGAATGCCTTTTACTTTCATTGATACAAGCCATTCCGTATCCTTTTTGTACAACGTACCCTTGCGTTCATCAATGTATTTCTTAATTGCTGCGTTGGGTTCGCCGGATTTAAGAAACTGTATCTTGGGAGGTGCTTTGGGTTTGGAGTCCACAAGGGGGACTGCATCTTTAACAGCCTCTTCAATGAAAGCCATTTCGCATTCAATCTTTTTAACAAGATCCGTTGCATTACTCTTGTTAAAGGAAATGCCGTGCGAGTGCTGCCGTGCAATGATCTCGGCTACCCTGAACTCCAGTTTGTATGGATTATCCGGAATGTTCTTGTTAATCTTGGATTGAATGAGTTTCCTGTACAATGCTTCGGTCAGTTTTATATCCGCATCACAGCGAACAATCATGTCGGATACTTGATCCGAAAGAGGCGGTTTCTCTATGCCGAGTTCCTCAGAATAAGAATCCAAAGAATGCGACTTCCTATTTATCTCTGAAATCTTAGACATCATAAGCGTGTCTATAACTTCACTGTCAGCAATCAAATCGACACCCCACAATCTTTTTAGGATTGGGGCATCGAATCTAATAATGTTGTGACCAACAACAGGAACGCCTGCGGTAAAGGATATAAGATCCTTTGCATGGCTCTTGTTAAGAAAAGTAAGGGTAATTCCTTTTTTCCTTACGCACACACAAGTAATTTCCTTCATGGCGAGTTGACCCATGTCGGAAAAGGTTTGATTGCTTGGCATATCAGTTTCAATATCCAAGTACACGCAATCATCAGGATCCGGTAAGAAAGTGCTCATGACGAATCTCCGTCAGATAGAACTAAGGATTTCTTCTAACTCTGAAAGCACAGATGTTTCTTTCTCCTCTGGCAATTCCTTGTCTATATCGTGGGGAAGAGGTACTTCGGGTTCTTCTGGAGCATGCAGAAGTCTTCCAGTTGAATGCACGTACTTAACTCTACCTGCTCTGCCAGTAAAACCCCAAGTACGATTCTTAAGAACACGCAAGAATGCGTAATCCTCGCTACCATCCAGTGCTTGCTGATCTCTTTCCATTGCAATAACAGCCCAAGACAACTGCTCAAGTGCAGCACTGCCTCGGAGATCAGTAAGTGATACGTTGCCACCTTCGTTTAAGGACTTACCTGCCTCTCGGGATTCCCTGCGCTTCAAGTGAACTACGTTAATAAAACCAACACCAGTGTTCACAACCATACTAGCAAGATCGGTCATGATTTTATCAATTTCTTTGCGTTCGTTCTGAACGTCACTGCCACTGATGACCATACTCAAGTGGTCAAGAATAATAAAATCCACACCACTACGAGCGTAGTACATCAATTTTGATTTGAATTCGGCGGTGTCGATACTTCCAAAGTGATTGAAAAAGTACATCCTGCGTACAGTTCTATCCATCGAATTTTCGATAGCTCCAGAAGGTATGCAAGTCGGGTCACTTCTAAATCTTGGAGTTGGTACGTTGTTATCCATCGCAACGTAACTTGCTGCGGTAGTTTGGACACGATCCTCAAGCGCGATATGGCAAACCGTAAGGCCATGTCGTACCACAAGATCGTAACCAATCTCCCTAACAAGAGTGGACTTACCAATACCAGACCCAGCACAGACCGTGATGAGTTCACCTTTGCGTACCCCGTGAAGTTTGTTGTTGAGTTCAGGAAAGGGAGTGTCAAAGCCTTCAGGAATGCTTGCAATAAGATCCGCTACGGATATCTCACTGCCGTGGATAATCCCTTCTGGTTTGTATCTCTGTGTTTCAGATATCTTTGCGTAGTACTCGGATCCTCGGGACTCCATGAGGTACTCGCTAGCATCCTTGAGATCCGCTTTAACAATGTAGACTTCAACACCCAGAGAGATAAGCCAATCACCTAGCTTCTTGGCTGTATTCTGTCCGGGTACATCATTATCTAAACAAATGTATATACGTTTAAACTTACAAAAGAAATCCTGATCGGCCTTGATTACTGAATCAATCTCTCCTGTACTTGCTCCATTGGGGAGGGACACAACAGGAGAGTCCTTCTTGATTGTGGTTCGGAAGATTTCCTTCAGTGCAAGGCAATCCTCTTCACCCTCAGTAATAAAAAGAGCGGACTTGGGAGTTTTGCTCACAAGATTCCGCCCAAAAACCGTAGTAAGTTTACCCGCAACCATGAAACCCTTCGGCATGGTGCGAATTTTTATGCCGCAAGTATTGCCTGCATCATCCTTGTAAGGATAATAAATGCGCTTAACTTTGCCGCTGTGAACATCGTACTCTGCACGAACATCGTACAGTTCTACGATCTCATTGGAGATCATTCTTGCAGGGTCGTGCCCTACAGTATGATCCATGCAGTCCGATACAGACAATTTAGATTCCATCGTTGGCGCACCCTTTAGGTAAACTTTACCGTGACCAGCATGACAAAAGGCTTTGCCATCTTCATAGATCCATAGATTATCTCCCTTGGAATCCCGTCCCTCTTCCTTGCACTTAGGGCAAGAAGTCTTGGTTACCATGTAACCTCCTACATAGATAGGTCAGCCTCATTTAGAGCATCAAGCATATACTCTAACTCCTGTCTGCTCAGAGTTACGCTTTGCTCGCCTAGATCCAAGAATATCTTGTGTTGCTTATCCTTCCAATCGAAGGACACATCGAACTCATAGTCTTCCATGATTTTCCCCTAGTCTATTTCATCCAGAAAACCTAAGTTTTCTTTGTTCCTGTCCAGCGCAGGATCGTCCCATGTATCGGAAAGATTTTCAAACTGGGTAAGATCCGGGCCGCTTGACTGGCTATCATAACGAGAAGCTAGGTCGTAGTAAACATACGTGCGGCAGCGGGCGCATAGATCCTCCATACGCCCTCTGTTCCATTGGACTGCCATCATTCCATTGCAGGCTTTACATCTCATGCTT